AATGTAATAAATTCTATAAGAGAATTGTTTAATAATGATTTAACATTATGGGAAGAGCCCACGGTGGTAAATTTTGACGGGCTTGATATTGCACTCCTTCCTTGGATCAATAAAGAAAATTATGATGAGTCTATGGAGTTTATCAAGACGGCTTCTGCTCCTATTCTTATTGGTCATTTGGAACTTGAGGGGTATCAGGTTATGCGTGGTGTTAATTTCAAAAGTGTTTCTGATAATGGAATGAACCCAAAAATATTTGACCGATATGAAAAAGTCATAAGCGGTCATTTTCATTGTCGTCAAGAAAAGGATAACATCTATTATATGGGGACACAGTACCAAATTACCTTTTCCGATTTAAATGAAACTAAAGGGTTTCATGTTCTCGATACAGAGACACGGGAATTAGAATTTATTGAAAATCCATATAAAATGTTTCACTCTCTTTCATATAATGATGAAGACGGACCAGTTGAAGAGGAAAATTATTCCTATCTTAAAAATGCATATGTTAAGTTGTTTGTTGAATGTAAGAAACATCCATATAGTTTCGATAGGTATATGGATAAATTATATGAAGCAGGTGTTGCCAAAATTACAATTGTAGAAGACATACAAGTATCTGAGTGGACAAAGGAAGAAATTGTTGACTTAGCACAAGATACTGTTACACTAATAAACAATGAGATTGACATGATAGAAGAAGTTCAAGATAAGCCACGAATGAAGAAACTTATTAAAGACCTTTATATGGAGAGTTTGTCGGTTTGAAATCAATTCAAATAAAAGGTGGTAGAAAATTTGAAAGAGACATTGCAGAGAAGACAGTTGCATGGAGTATTAAAGACCTTTATATTAGTCGATATAATTTTAATCTTCATATAAATATCAAACACATTAATGATTGTTGTGGTTACTGTAAAGAAGGAAATTCCCCCCGTACATATATTATTGACATTGCTAATAATCAAACTCTTAGAGATTTTGTTATGACGATCATACATGAGTTGATTCATGTTCGTCAATATCTTACAGGAGAATGGGAGGGTGATGGTGAAACTGAAGCATGGGAACTGCAAGAAGATTTGACTGATGCTATTTGGAAAGAAAATATAATATGATCATTTTCCAAACATTAAGTTGGAAGAACTTTCTTTCAACAGGCAACTACAAGACTACGGTTGATTTGACTCGTCACTACAATACACTCATATCAGGCGAGAATGGTGCAGGAAAATCAACAATGCTTGATGCATTGACATTTGCGTTGTTTGGAAAATCATTTCGTGGTATTAATATTCCCCAACTACCTAATTCAATTAATGATAAAGATTGCGAAGTTGAGATTGAGTTTGCAATAGGTAATGATGAATATCGTGTTGTACGAAGTTTAAAACCAAAGAAATTTGAGATATACAAAAATGATGAGATGCTCCCGCAGGATGCAAAATCAAAAGACTATCAAAAGATTCTAGAAGAACAAATTCTTAAGATGACATATAAATCATTTTGTCAGGTAGTGATTCTTGGTTCCTCTAATTATGTTCCATTCATGCAACTTACCGCAGCAGACCGTAGAGCAGTTGTAGAAAATCTTTTGGATATTGATGTATTTTCTGTGATGAATACTTTGGTTCGTGCAAGGTTACAAGTGGCAAAGGAATATATTAAAGATATAGATCATAAGATTGAACTTGCTAAAAGTAAAGTAGATGAAAAGGAAAAACTTATTAAGACGCTCGAAAAAAAGTCTAGTGATTCGGTAGATAAGTATCGAAAAGAAATTGAAGCGACACAAAAACAAATCGAAGAACTCCAAAACGATATTAAAAAGCATATAGAAGATTCTGATAATATTCTGGAACAAATAAAAGACAAGGATATTGTTCCCAAGTCTCTTATTCAAATGGAATCTACAGAACAGCAACTTAGAAATAAGATAAAGAATATTCATAAAAATATAAAATTTTATGAAGAGAATGATATTTGTCCCTCCTGTAAACAAGATATTCAACAACACCATAAGGAGTGTGTGTTTTTGGAAAAGGAAAAAGAGAAAGAAGGAATTGAAATTGCAACAGAAGAGTTGGTAAAACACATTCAAGGGACTGAAAAAAGAATGGGAGATATTAATGCTTTTTTAGAAGATATTAAAGGTTTTGAAAAACAAATTTCTGAAAAACAAAATCAAATTAGTGCTTCTTCACAATATATTAATAAAATGCAAGGAAATGTTGAGTCGGTTCTTAATGAGGAAACAGAAGTAGAAGAGACAAAGAGTGAACTGAATCAATTAATAGGAGAAGGAAAGCAACATGTTATCCGAAGAAAAAAACTCATCGAAGATAAACACCATTATAATATTGCTTCTATTCTTTTAAAGGACAGTGGAATTAAATCTAAGATAATTAAACATTACTTACCAATTATGAATAGGTTGATTAACAAATATCTTGCAGACATGGATTTCTTCTGCCAGTTTAATCTTGATGAGAACTTCAACGAGACAATCAAGAGTCGCCATCGTGATGAGTTTACCTATCACAGTTTCAGTGAAGGTGAACGATTGCGTATTGATTTATCGTTGTTACTTGCATGGCGAGAAATAGCAAGGCTCAAGAATAGTGTGAATTGTAATTTATTGATTTTAGATGAAGTATTTGATTCTAGTCTAGACAACGTAGGAACAGAAGAATTTCTTAAACTCTTGACATCGTTCGGAAGTCGTGCTAATATATTCGTAATCAGTCACAAGTCTGATTCTATGACAGATAAATTTCAGAATCATATTGTGTTTGAGAAAAGAAATAACTTCAGTAGGATAAAATGATGGGAACAGAACAGATAGGAATGGGCGTTGTTGGTGCAAGTAGATCAATAGAATACAGCACACCATTAGAAATAGTAAATCCTCTTATAGAAGAATTTTCTTTAACGAGAGATGTTTGTGCAAGTAAAGAAAATTACAAATTAGACAATTACTGGACTATCGAAGATGATGCACTGTCAAAAACTTGGGATGGTAACTGTTGGATGAATCCCCCATTCAACAGAAAATTGGGAACATGGGTTAGGAAGGCACATTCAGAGAGACATAGTGGAACAAAGGTATGTTTGTTTCCTATTAGAGCAAATACTAAATGGTGGGCAGAGGTTTGTGTCAATAGTGAGATTAGATTTATAAACGGTGAAGTAAATTTTAACAATGAACCCAGAGGATTGTGGGCAGCGATGTGTATTATGATTTTTGGTGAACAAGCAAAGGTAGGCACATTTTCTGTGATTGATTATCGTAAAAGAAAGAATAACTTTAGTAGAATAAAATGATGACACAAACCAAATCATACTATGAGCGTAATGAATATTTGTTAAATTCTTCAATCAATGTTTATTTTGAAGAGTTGTTGAACATGACACCCGAAGAATTTCGAGAGTGGGTTATTTCTATGAGAAAAGAAATAATACACATATGGGATAATTATGGTTATCCTCCCCGAACTGGGAAAAAAGAAGAAGATATTATAGAGCAATTTAATAAGATGGTTTCATATCCTGTTCATACTATGATATACAGTGATGAGTTAGACGATGTTAATGATGATGTGATCATCAATAAGAGTCGTTTAGGACCAGAAGCGGATCAGTGGTTTGAAAATATGTACAAAACTCGAATCAACTATTCGGATAAGGATAATGGTTATTCCATTTATGATTTATTTGCAAAGGATGATTACTTAGAAAGAATGGTTAAGGGGTGTGAACGACATTTCAGAAGAGATTCAATGTATATTCATGCGTTGACTTGTTTCAAAAATAAAAGAAAACCTGCCTTAGTTGAAATGGAAGATGCTGAAGAGTATATTCGAATGTATCATATTCATAAAGATGATATTTTCAAAGGGTATGATTTTATACTCGAACAGGTTACAATACGAGAAGGACTTAATAGTGGATATTTTCAGGTAGATCAATCCGATATATTACAATTAACCAGAGAGCAAGTTGAAGTTTTTAAAAATATTGGTTTACTTGAGTATCGTCATTATTCAACTTTTGATATTGATAACATGCCAGAAGATAAGGTATATAGTATTCGGATATATAAAAAGGGCGAAAGAATGTTTCCGAGAGGATTCCCTGCTTTTCGTATTGGTTATATACAACCTGCTGTTAATTTCCCTCCTATGACTGCTAAATACTTATATGAGAGGTTTACCGAACATGTTAAAGAACAAGAACAAATTAACATATATGACCCGTCTGCGGGTTGGGGTGGTCGCATACTTGGTGCTATGGCCTGCCGCGATGATCGCATCATTCATTACATTGGCACTGATCCCAATTTGGATAACTTTTGCGGTGATGGCAGTTGCTCTAAGTATTCTGATCTTGCTGATTTCTATAACACCAAGACTTATAGGGGAAATCCTTTCTTTTCCCAAACGAACAGTTATGAAATATTTTCAGAATGTGCAGAAGAAATACACAAAAACTCCAAATTCCAAAAATACAAGGGAAGACTTGACCTCATCTTCACTTCACCACCATATTTTAACAGAGAGGCATATTCTGAAGACGAAAATCAATCGTATAAAAAATATGGTTCATCTTATAAATCGTGGCGGGATGGATTCCTCAAGAAAACATTAGAAACATGTGTTGAATATTTGAAACCAGATAGATATCTTTTATGGAACATATCAGACATAAAAATAGGTAAAAAATATTTACCATTAGAAAAAGATTCTATTGAAATATTAGAATCATTGGGTATGATGTATAGATATACAATGAAGATGGCTTTGGAAGGAATGCCCGGCCAGAACAGATTAGATGAAGATGGTAAACCGAAATGTAAAAACTTTTGTAAAATTGATGATAAATACTTGAAGTACGAACCAGTATTTGTCTTCTACAAGGAGAAATGATATAATGTCTAAAACAAGTAATTTACTTTATATACGAAATCCCAACTGTGGTTGGTGCAAGCGAGCAGATCCAGTTGTTGATTCGTTAAAAGAAGATGGGTATGATATAACAATTTTAAATGTTACAGATCCCGATGATGCTAAAAGAGCAAGTGAAATACAAACAAAATATAACACACGGTGTGGTACACCTCTGTTTATTGATTCCAAGACTGGCAATATGGTTTGTGGTTTTAGAGAAAAAGATGTTTTAGAGAAATGGGCAAATGGGGAAGAAATACCCAGCCCTCCCGCGCCAGCAGCGCCGGCGGCACCAGAACAAAAGGAGTTTAAGAAGATGAAGAGAAGTGTTAAATTAGAGTATGTGTGGTTGGATGGAAATAGCCCAACAAATTTAAGAAGTAAAACGAAATATGAAATGTTTGAATTTGGGGAACAAGAATCGCCCGCTGGTTTAGATGAAATATTTGCTCAAATTCCAGAGTGGTCATTTGACGGTTCCAGCACAAATCAAGCAGAAACAGAATCTAGTGATTTGTTAATTCGACCAGTTAGAATGTATCCAAATCCTCTAGAAAATTCTAGAGAAATTGTCTCTTATATTGTTTTATGTGAAGTTTTTGACACTGATGGTTCACCACATAAAACAAATACTAGGTATCAATTAAGAGAATATCTACACAATCTAGAAGAGGACCCAGAACTTTTTGTTGGTGTTGAACAAGAATATCTCATCATGGATGTTCTTAGTGATTGGCCTTCGGCTTGGGGTTGGGATTCTGAAGAGAATAAAGGAAAGTTCCCCAATGAAAAGGATAGTTATTATTGCGGCGTAGGTGCAAAAAGTGTTAATCATAAATGGTTGGCAGATACACATGCATCCATGTGTCAGAGAGTCAATATTAAATATGGTGGATCAAATGCAGAGGTTTTAAAATCTCAATGGGAATATCAAGTTGGTCCAACAGATCCTCTTTCTTGTGCAGATAGTTTATGGCTTTCTAGATATATTCTTCAACGAATTGCAGAGTCTAGGGGTCTTGGAATTAACTATCAACCCAAACCAATCGAAGGAGATTGGAATGGGTCTGGTGCGCACATTAATTTTTCTACAAACACAATGAGAGAGTCGGGAGACAAAGAATATTTTGATCTGGTTTGTGAGACTTTAAAAGAAAATCATAAAAAAGATATGAAATCGTATGGGGATGATAATAACAAGAAGAGGTTGACTGGAAAGAACGAAACCTCCAAACACGATAAGTTTACTTATGGTGAATCTGATAGATCTGTTTCGGTAAGAATTCCTATATCAACAGTAAGAAACTGGAAGGGTCACCTTGAAGATCGTAGACCTTCAGCGGATATGGATCCGTATCAGGCTTTCTTTGCTTTAAGTAAAACCCTTTCGAAAGTAGAAGATAAGGTTCTTGTATGAAAAGAAAAAAAAAGCAGTTCATGGGAATAAATAAAAAATCAAATATGTCCTATGAAAAGTATTTGAGGGCAGGTCTTGAAATAATTTCTCCCCAATTATCTATTCGCACATATAAACTTGCACCCAAAGATGAATATCCTATGTTTAAACGGGGAGTTGATCTTCGGGTTAGGATATATTGGAAAAAGGAATCTATGTATGAATTTATTGTTGACAAATCTTTTTTTCATCAATCAAACGCAAACAAGTATGATCGTGAATATATGCGAGAGTGGGCAGATATTAAACTTACTATGTTTAATAATGCTGTACAAGAAGGAAAAGAAAAGATAAAAAAGAAACCAAAGAAGAAAAGAACACCAAAGAAGAAAGTGCAAATGGGTTCAACACAAAAGTCATTTGATAATTTTAAACAGGGTGTTTTATAAATAATATAATACATAGGACTTTTATATAAATGGCAAACAATAGAACAAACAACAATAGAAATAGAAGAGATGGGGGCGTGGGGGGTATTGGACCCAGAGAAGTACCACCCTCCGCCCCGAGGCCTCCGCGAGCAGGGGCCCCCAAACCACGTGGTTTGGGGGCAGTTGATATGATACCTCCTGATATGGCTCCTATGCGAATCAGAATGGAGTCAGAGGTAAATGATTCTCTAATTCGTTTGATTGAAGGCGATCCAAACTATATTAGAGATATACTTTCTTCTGGTGTTGTTGAACTCGATGAGGAAGGAGATGAACAGGAGTTTAATGTTGTGGGAAAGTTTAAAGTTGCACAAGATGATGGCACTCCCATAGTATATAATAAGGGCGATGTTGTATATTACAAAGATAAAACATATATTGCTATTGAAGAAACTTCTGGATTTTCACCACGACATGAACATGGTGGTTGGAGAATTGTTTCTTTGGATAATACTCTTGACGGTGGTGAATTTAAATAATTTTACATTGGGAATTTAGAAATTATTCTTGTAGATAATAATCAGATTGTAATGTCAAGTTTGTTTCAGGTGCTGAAATATAATCCAGAAATAAACGAAGGATATCTTCGTCACTTGATATTAAATACCTATCGAATGTATCGGAAAAAATTCTTTAGTAAGTATGGTGAACTTGTAATTTGTCATGATTCTACTAATTATTGGAGAAAGGATTTTTTCCCACAATACAAAGCGAATAGAAAAAAAGCATTGGAGAAGTCGGGATTAAATTGGAATGAATTATTTTCTATTATGGATAAAATTCGTGATGAAATTAAAGAAACATTTCCATATAAAAACATTAAAGTTTCTAGGCTAGAAGCAGATGATGTAATTGCCTGTTTGTGTCGAGAGTTTCATGATAAAGAAAAGATATTAATATTATCAAGCGATAAAGATTTTCAACAACTTCAGAGATATGAAAATGTTGATCAATACAGTCCTCTGAAAAAAGAGTTTTTGGTGTGTGATGATCCTGAACACCATTTGCTTTATCATATAATAAAAGGTGATGCTTCTGATGGTGTTCCAAATCTATTATCTGATGATGATACTTTTGTTGTTGAGGATAAAAGACAAAAACCGTGCGGGAAAAAAGCAGTCGATAAGGTGTTAAAAGAAATTGATCAATGGAAAGAAACAGAAAATTGGAAAAGAAATCAAACAATAATAGATTTGCATTCTTTACCAGAGAAATATAGACAAGAGGTAAATGAAGTGTATAATAGTCAAGTAGAAAAAACTAGAAGCAAACTATTAAGTTATTTTATAGAACATAAATTAAAAAATCTCATAGGAAGTATAGAGGAGTTCTAATAAGAAATGGGAAATAATAAAGACAGGAACGACAACCGATCATGGTCAGAAGATATTGAAGATCTGTCGGGAAAAGGTACTAGAAGAGAAAAAAGAAGAGCAAAGAGACATCATCAAAAGAAAAATTTGAAGATGTGGACTGACCATTCTTTAGATATGTCTCCCGAAGACTGGGAAGATTATATGGACAGTATGGATAATATGGAACATAATTTTTGAAAAGGGAGTTTGTTTGTAATGAAAATTAGTAATGGTATAAAGTTAAGTCAACATACTTTATCTGTTTTAAAGAATTTCGCTTCTTTAAATTCAAATCTGTTGGTAAAGCCTGGTAATATAATTAATACAATTACACCAGCAAAGAATGTAGTAGCAGAAGCAAAGGTTAAGGAAAGTTTTGATGTAGAATTTGGTATTTGGGATCTTAATAAGTTTCTAGGAACTGTGTCTCTTTTTGATAATCCTGATTTTATCTTTGGTGAAAAATCTGTAACTATCAGTGGTAATGGATCAACAGTAAATTATTATTATTCTGAACCAAGACTCTTGACAGTTTTAGATCGTGATATTCGTATGCCAGAAAGCGTAGTTTATTTTACTCTTGCTGAAGGAACTTTTTCTGAACTACAACGAGCGTCTTCTATATTACAGTTGGAGAATTTATCAATCCGATCTACTGAAGATGGTCATATAGAATTGGTTTTGTTAGATAAGAAGTCTCCCACCACTAACACTTTTTCAAAAATTGTTGGAGAGAATGCTTCGGGAGTAAGTTTTGATTATTACATGAGGATGGATAATTTAAGAATGTTATCGGGTGATTATAGTGTAGAGATTTGTAAGTCTGTGGTGAGTAAATTCACAAATCAAAACTGTGATCTTGTTTATTATGTTGCTTTAGAGCCAGATTCAAAATACCATGACCATGAATGAACAATTAACTAAAGAATATCTTTGGGTAGAAAAATATAGACCACAAACTATTGATGAGTGTGTTCTCCCAAAAGACATTAAAAAAACATTTAGAGATATGGTATCTTCTGGCGAATCCCAAAATTTATTATTATCTGGAAATGCTGGTTGTGGAAAAACTACGATTGCTAAGGCAGTGTGTAATGAGTTAGGTTCTGATTGGATTCTTGTTAACTGTTCAGAGTCGGGAAATATCGATACTCTTCGGACAACAATTAAAGAGTTTGCAACTACCGTTTCTTTGTCTGGCGCAAAGAAAGTTGTTATATTGGATGAATTTGATTATGCAAATGCCCAAAGTATGCAGCCTGCTCTTCGTGGGTTTATTGAAGAATTTGCTAATAATTGTAGGTTTGTTATAACCTGTAATTACAAAAATAGAATTATCAAACCTATTCATTCTAGATGCACTGGTGTTGAGTTTTTAATTCCAACCAAAGAAAAACCTGTTCTTGCAATGAGCATATTAAATAGAGTCAAAATGATTCTTGATGATGAAGGTGTTTCTTATGATGAGGATGTTCTTGTTCAACTTATTATGAAATATTTTCCTGATTTTCGTAGAATTATCAACGAACTTCAAAGATATTCTGTAGCGGGAACCATTGATGTTGGTGTATTGTCTCAAATTGGTGAGTTAAATGTTAAAGATCTCATGGAACACATGAAGAATAAAGATTTTTCAAGTGTTAGAAAGTGGGTTGTTCATAATTTAGACAATGATCATACTCAAATATTTAGAAAATTATATGATGGTTTAAGTTTGTATTTGGAACCCCAAAGTATTCCAGTTGTGATTTTAATTTTAGGGGAATATCAATATAAGGCAGCATTTGTTGCTGATTCGGAAATAAACATTACTGCATGTTTGGTGCAAATTATGATGGAGGCTGTATTCAAATGAATGAAATAAATCCAATGAACTTAACCCCACAGGGTGATTATATTGTTCTTGAAAAAATAGATTATGATGAAGAAAAAACAACAGAAAGTGGTATTATTATAAAAATGAGCCAGATGCTTGACAGCACTTTTGCGGAAGCAAGAATTTTAAAGATGGGTCCTGGCCTGCCGCTTATGAATGGAGATGTCCCAGAGGTTGACTACGACGAGGGGGATATTATTTATTATGATGTTAGAGGCCGTCAGGGGCATTGTCCTGGCGAGTTTGATATTATTCGAAGAGAACATGTGGTTGCGGTGATTCAAAATGAATCTGAGTGATGTTTTAAATGCAATAAACCATACAAAGGAAAATGTTATTCGAGATGATATTGATGAACGGGGTTATGTGCCTTTTGTTGTTAACAGATCATTATCATATTTTCCCGATACCATTTTACATGCTAATGGTATGAATTTATTACACTCTTTGGACCATAAGATGCAGTTTGATTATTTTAGATTTGCTTTGCGAAAAAGGAAAAGGTTTAGTCGTTGGATAAAGGCTTGTGAAGCAGAAAATCTGGAAGTGATTAAAGAGTATTTTGGGTATTCTGCTAAGAAAGCAAAAGAGGCTTTAGAAATATTAACGAACGAAGATATCGAAGAAATACGCAAAGATATATGTGTTGGTGGTACGAAATAATTTCATTACATACATAATACAGCGAAAGTATTAAAATAATGGAATAATAATATGGAAAATGATGATATTTTTAGAGGATATGGTATTGAGATTGAACTTATAGAAGATGATGATTTCCTGAAAATAAAAGAAACTCTCACTCGAATAGGCATATCATCCAGAAAAGAAAATAAGTTGTATCAATCTTGTCATATTTTACACAAGCAAGGTAGGTATGCAATAATGCATTTTAAAGAATTACTTGCTTTGGATGGATTAGAAACTGATATTTCTGAAAATGATATAGCAAGAAGAAATACAATAGCAAATCTTTTAGAAGAATGGGAACTGTTGGATGTTATTGATGAAGATAAAGCAGAATCACCAGTTGTTACAATTAAGCAAATTAAAATATTGCCCTATAAAGAAAAAGGTGATTGGGAGTTGATACCAAAATACCATATTGGCAACAGCGGATAATTTATTGGTGTTTATATTATGTCAAAATTATTGATAAAATTTCCCTCAAGGAATCGACCAGAAAAATTTAAGAAATGTTTAAACAAGTGGGTTTCGTTTCTTTCTGGTCTTCATGATGTTCGTTTCGTTATTACTATGGACATTGATGATGATACAATGAATAATGAGAAAATTAAAAATTTTCTAGAAGACAAAAAAGATTCTGGTGTTGATTTGGTTTATCATTATGGAAATTCTAAAACCAAAGTAGAGGCATGTAATGCAGATCTAGAAAACGAGACTGCTGATGTTTTATTATTAATTTCTGACGACATGAATCCACAATTACAAAATTATGATGATGTGATTTTTGACTCATTTAAAGAAACCTTTTCAGATTTTGATGGTGGTATAAAATTTCATGATGGATTACGACCAGATATTTTAATGACCCTTCCCGTTATAGGTTGGAAGTTTTATGAGAAATATGGTTACATTTATAATCCAGCCTATACATCTTTATATTGTGATACCGAACAAACAGTTGTTCTTCATAGGTTAGGTAAATTAGCAGTATCAAACACATGCATAGCAAAACACGAATGGACATCGCAACCATTTGATGATTTACATGCTAGAAATGAAAATCAAAAAATGTATGAAATAGATGGTGCAGTTTATCAGGACAGGATGAAAAAGAATTTTGATTTAGTAGGATAATTTATTATGATTTATACATTTTATACGGATTCTCATAAAGTATTTCTTGATGATTGGTTTTTAAAAACAGTCGATGAAACAGAAAAAGATTTGGTGCATGTTGAAAAATTTGATCAAGAATGCCACAGTGGATCTTTTATGGCAGAGGGTTGGAATAAAACCATGCTTAAAAAGGTTGATTATATTATTGACTGTATTTCGGATGGAAATGTTTTTATACATGCTGATTGTGATATTCAATTTTTTGATACTGTTATTGATGATATGCAAGACACTCTGGAAAAGCAAAATCTAGATATAATTGGTCAGCATGATGGCCAACTTTGGGGTATTGATACAATGTGTGCTGGTTTTTTCATGGCAAAACCTAGTGATGAGTTGATGTCTCTTTTCAAAGAAGTACGAAATTTAGTTGTTACTGGTCAAGCAGGCAATGATCAACTTGCTCTTAATGCCCTTTTAGCAAGAGGAAATTTTAATATAAAATCTGGACTTCTTGATGAATCTTATTATAGTGTATGGAGAT